TAGTGGATACACTCGTAGCTGAAGGGTGTAGTATAGCTAAAGCAGCTGAGCTAGCTGGGTATGCTGCTGGCGAGTCTGGAAGAGTAAGCGCACACAGAGCGCTCAAAGCTCCACACGTGCAGCAATACATGCAGATGAGAATGAATGAGGTGTTTGGGCTTAGTGCTACTAGCGCTCTAGCTACAGTACGCCGTTTGTCTAGTGGTGCTAAGTCTGAGTACGTTCAGCTGGAAGCAAGTAAGGATTTGTTGGATCGTGCTGGCTATAAACCTATCGATAGAAGTCAGGTACAGGTAGCTGGTGACATTAAAGTCAGTATTGATCTAGGTTAATTCGTTGCAAGCTAGGCTGTAGCAGGGGGGTAGGGGGAAAAACCTAGCAGCTAGTTACTGTAATAGTCCCCCACTCACATTATCAGACCTACAAGTTTGTGCATTGCACCAAACACTGCCATTGAAGCGCTAAAGCGTTCCACTGTTTTGTGCATTGCCTAGTAATATTTTTTTAGTGTAGGGGTATTTTATGAGTAGATTCAAGAAGAAGCCTGAGGCCCAGCCACCGCGAGCGGATACGTCTGTTGCCAAGGCTGCATTAAAGAGTGTTGGCTATGGTCGCTAAGAAGTATCAGAATCCTGAGGGTGGTTTGAATGCTGCTGGTCGCAGGTATTTTAAGAACAAGACTGGCGCTAATTTAAAGAGGCCACAGCCTGAAGGCGGGCCTAGGAAGAAGTCTTTTTGCGCTAGGATGAGTGGTGTTAAGGGGCCGATGAAAGATGAAAAGGGTCGTCCTACTAGGAAGGCTTTAGCTTTACGGAAGTGGAAGTGCTAATGTGTTTTGGTGGTGGAGGCAGAAGTGCCAAGGAGATTTACGAAGAGAAGAAGCCTGAGGATAAACCGCTTCCTTCTTTGAGTATGAAGCCTGTTGAGCGCGGTGATCAGGAGTTGGGTGATGTTCCTTATCAGCGCAAGGGAAAGCAGCGTAGAAGTTTATTAGGAGGTTATTAATGCCACAGGGTAAGGGAACTTATGGATCTAAGGTTGGGCGTCCTTCTAAGCAGAAGCCAAAGAAGAAGTGATGGATAGGCAGAATCGGGATCGGTACGACAAGTTAAGTCGTGAGCTTGATAAGGTTGAGGCTAAGAAGAGTAATACGCTGTTAAAGAAGTTTAAGCGTAAGGTAGAGGGTCTTTACAAGAGTGAGGACCAGATGCAGGATGAGCGTGAGATGGCTAAGCGCGGACAGCGTACACTAAGCGGTCGGCATTATTCTTTGCTAAAGCGAGTTGAAGAATTAGAAGAGTATATGAATAAGGATTAGTTATGGCGGTTAATGAAGCTGGTAACTATACAAAGCCTAAAATGCGAAAGTCTTTGTTCAACAGAATAAAGGCTGCTAATGCTCAAGGTACTGCTGCTGGCAAGTGGTCGGCAAGAAAAGCGCAACTCTTAGCAAAGCGGTATAAGGCTGCTGGTGGAGGATATAAATAATGGCTCGTTTAAAAACCCTTTTGAAGCGCAGAGATCAGTTAATGGATAAGATATTTGATCTTGCTGAATCAAACTATGATGAGCAGCAAGCAGATTTAGCAGCTAGAGATTTTGATTCGCCTCCATCAAGGGCATCAAAGGAAAGAAGTAAAAAGCTTGTTATTCTTAGAAAGAAAGAAGACGCGCTAGATGCTGAGATAAAGAGAAAAAAAGAAAACGAAGAGAAGAAAAAACAACCCGCAAGCAAAGTTAAGCCTCGTCGAAGTGGTGGCGCTGGCGGCAGAATGATGATGCCTCAAGAATATTCTAAGCGTACTTTGTATAAGCCTAAGACGAACTAATGAAAGCACCTCAGAAGTCATTACTTAACTGGGGTAAGCAGAAGTGGCGCACCAAGTCTGGCAAGAAGTCTAGTGAGACTGGTGAGCGTTATCTTCCTAGTAAGGCTATCGCTGCTCTTAGTAGTTCTGAATATGCAGCTACAACCGCAGCTAAACGAAAGGGTAAGGCAGCAGGTAAGCAGCATGTGGCTCAACCGAAAGCTATTGCCAACAAAGTAAGGAAGTATAGAACATAATGGCTTGGTACACAGCAAACGATAATAAAATTTATAAAGGGCCTACTCACACATTGGGTGGTACAACTTACTCAGGGGCTACTAGAACCCCTTCTTCGCAGCGACTTGTTGAAGGCCCAGACCCAGCACCAAAAAAGAAGGCTGCTAAGAAGTGAGCTTTATAAATACAATTAAGCAGCAAGACTTAGATCTTTTGCGCAAGATTGTGCGCAAGGTTCATCTTAGTTATGTTGTAGAAAAGTTTGGTGCTAGCAGTCACTTGGTTAGTGACTCTGCTTGCGATAAGCTGATTGAAAGTATTGCGCCCGAAGTAGTTCAGGATATGATCCGATTTGGAGTCGATAAGGGTTATAGATGATAGATTTTAAGTACAAGCCTGACGGTGATGTACTCAAAACCTTTATGAAAGATGATACATTCTTTCGTGGCATAAGAGGCCCAGTTGGTTCTGGTAAATCTGTTGGTTGCTGTGTGGAAGTATTTCGCCGCGCCATTCAGCAGAATAAAGGTCCAGATGGATTACGCAAAAGCCGTTGGGCTATTATTCGTAATACCAATCCTCAGCTTAGAACTACTACTATCAAGACTTGGCTAGACTGGTTTCCGGAAAATGACTGGGGCAAGTTTACTTGGTCAGTGCCATACACCCATAGGATTCAAAAGGGAGACATAGATCTTGAGGTTCTTTTCTTGGCCCTTGATAGGCCCGAAGACGTTAAGAAACTTCTTTCTTTGGAACTCACAGGGATCTGGATTAACGAAGCGAGAGAAATTCCTAAGAGTATTATTGATGCCTGCACGATGCGTGTTGGCCGTTTTCCTTCTATGCGTGATGGCGGTCCTTCTTGGACTGGCGTTATTGCCGATACCAACGCCCCTGAAGAAGATCATTGGTGGCCCATTATGTCTGGCGAAGTTCCAATCCCAGATCATATTCCGCGTGAGCAAGCTAAGATGCTGGTTAAACCAGACAACTGGTCTTTCTATACCCAGCCCTCTGGGATGGTTGAAAGGAAAACAGAAGACGGAGAAATAGAAGACTATGATCCAAACCCAAAGGCTGAAAACACAAAGAACATGCTTAAGACTTATTACTCGAACCTTATTCGAGGCAAGACTAAATCATGGATAGATGTGTATGTGATGAATCGGCTGGGTCATATTCAAGACGGAAAGCCTGTATATCCAATGTTTGCATCCGAAGTTCACATAGCAGAAGAAGAAATACCCGTTGCTGCCAACATGCCAGTCTATGTTGGTGTGGATTTTGGTCTAACTCCTGCTGCGGTCTTTGGTCAAAAGGTAAGGGGAAGATGGTTTCTACAGTCAGAAATTGTGGCGGTAGACATGGGCATCGTGCGTTTTGCCGAGGTTCTTAGAAATGAACTATCCACTAGGTTTGCTGCTGCCTCCGAGGTAATTATATACGGCGATCCTGCGGGTGATTTTAGAGCGCAGACTGATGAATCGACTCCCTTTCACATTCTGCGCGGTGCTGGCTTGAAGGCGTTTCCCGCGCCTTCCAACTCTGTTGACCTTCGGCTTGAATCTGTATCCTCCCAGTTAACGAAGATGGTTGAAGGTAAGCCAGCACTACTAATAGATAGACGTTGCCCTCAGTTAATTAAGGGTTTTGAGGGTGGTTATGCCTATAAGCGTATGGAAGTAAGCGGCGAGAGATACGCAGATAAACCAGACAAGAATATGTTTAGCCACGTTCATGATGCAGCCCAGTATTTATTCTTAGGTGCTGGTGAGGGTAGAGCATTAATGAATAGCCAAAGACCAGCCAAGCCTGTGATTGCTAAGCGCAACTTTGATGTCTTTAGTAGAGGCCCAAAGCAAAGAAACAAACCAAGCTTTTGGGCTAGGCTATAACTTTTTGTGCATTGATGTTTACTGTCTTCTATGCTTACGAGTAAAAAACAAAGGAGATTAATATGTGTTTTGGTGGTGGTGGCCCCAGTAAGGCTGAAAAAGAAGCAGCAGCTGAACAGCGTATAGAAGCTGAGGCGGCTAAGTCTGAAGAAATTCAAAAAAGAGCCAAGCAAAAGCGGGAAGATATTTCTACAGCTTTAGAGGGCAAAACTCAAAGAAGCGGTATGCGCGGTGGTGCAGGAAGACGTTCTTTATTTCGTGCTTCTGGCGGTGGATTCTTAGGTAGGTTTGGCTAATGGCTGATATAGCAAAGCAATATATTCAAAGTTATCAGAAGGCAAAAGCCTTTCGTGAGAACTGGGTTCCGTTGTTTGAGGAATGCTATGAGTATGCTTTGCCTCAACGTGAGTCATTTTACTATGAAGAAGCTGGGCAGCGCAGAGACGATAAGATCTTTGATGAAACTGCGGTAGTTGGTGTGCAGGAATTTGCCAGTAGATTACAGTCTGGCTTGGTTCCGAACTTTGCGCGTTGGGCTGATCTTATGGCTGGCAGTGAAGTGCCGCCAGATCAGCGTGAAGCTGTAGATAACGAGCTTGATGAAGTAACTGAGTATGTATTCGAGGTTCTTCAGAACTCTAATTTCAGCCAAGAGGTTCATGAATCTTTCATGGATTTGGCTGTGGGTACTGGTGTCTTGTGCGTAGAAGAGGGGGATGCAATCAATCCTGTAAACTTCTCAGCTATACCGCTCCCTCATGTGGTACTTGACACTGGTCCCGATGATAAGATCGACCACGTTTATCGTGAGCGAAAGAAGGTTAAGTTTGATCACCTTGCTATTATGTATCCTAAAGGAAACTTTGATCCAAAGGTAACTTCCTTAATAGGTTCTGATAGAGAAACGACTGTACTTGAGGT